TGAAACCTTTATTTTATAGGGTTTCACGGCTTTTTTGTTACTAATTTGTTACTTGTTCAATGTAAAAATAATTATCATTTCAAAAGTTCAATCGTTTCCCGTAACTGATCCAAGGTTTTGTGATTATAGACACGGTTTCCTACATCCTTTGACTTGTGACCCATAAGAAGATCAATGCACTTGCGATTGCCCCCGGCATTGTCAAGCAGTGTTTCAAATGTGTGACGGGCTTCATGTGGGGTCTTTTCTGCATCAATCTTCTGCATCAGAGCATTCCAAAATTCGTAATACTTGGATTGTGTGATTTTCTTGCCCTGATATGTGAACAGGTATTCATCAGCCTGTTTGACCCGTGCCTTCACCAAAGGTTCAATCCTTGGATGAATTGGGACAATTCGATCTTTGCCGTTTCTTGTTTTTATTCCCCCGGTGAATGTCTTTTCCTTCAAGTTCACTTGTTCAATCTTCATGGTCAGAAGTTCAGTCAATCGGAATCCAGTATAAAGAAAGATCAGGACTGAATCACACCAAGGATCATTTTTGATTTTCCACAAGGCTTCAATCTGTTCAGCGGTGAAGGGTGTTCTGCTTGTGTCCGGGATCGGGGCAGCAGTCGTTAGTTGTGAATACATCTTTTCAATGATGTCACATTCAAAGGCAAAGCGGTCAAGATGCCCGAACAGGTTCTTGATTGCAGCTTGTGTTGAATAACCACATCCGCACCCGTCAATGCAGTCTTGCATTTGATATGAACGCAATGCCCGGTATTTCGTGCCATAGTATTTTGAACAATGCTTGAACGCTGACTTCAGGGAATTTTGGCTTCCCTTTGACAGTTTAGGCATTTTCATCACTGACCAACGCTGATAAAGCACCGCAAGGGTGACGGTTTCCCGGTCAACTTCCCATGGATTATTGTTGTATTTGGCAAGCAAGATCAAGGCGTTTTCATGTGTGTCTGCATATCCAACCGGGACTTGTTTTGATCCCCCGTTTTCATCATAAACCGTCACCTTGATCATCCAAGGTCTTGATCTGTTCCCTTTCAATTTGGTCACACAACCATAGCCGTTGGGGTTTCGTTTTCCCATAGAAAATCACCATTCCTTTCTTGAAAAACCACAAGGATGATGATAAAATTGATTCTGCATAGCCAAATCATCATTCCTTGTGGTGTTTTTGGTTCTGACCCTTGAAGGCTGCAACCTTCAAGGGGTCTTTTGCATTTGATTAAAGTTCAATGCGCTGCTGAACATCCGGCTTTAATTCCCGAAACTGTTTGACAAGTGCGGTGATCGCCCAAGGTGCTTCAGATGCTATTGTAATCTGACCGTCTGCATATTCGATCAACAAGAAAGAATGCACTTTTTTCTTCTGCTTTGCAGTTGGTTGACTTCCTACGATAGCACCGACAAGACCAAAAGCAGATGCGCCGATCAGACCTTTTGCAAGAGATGACTTCATCACGGTTTCAATTTCTGTTTCATTGTATTCTGAAATGTTCAATACTCGTTCAAGGTTGATTGAATATTCCTTTTTCAGACTGGGCGCATTGATCATGACCTTTTCCCCGGTCAGGGTGACAAGGACAACAACATTTTCAGGGAAGTCAAGCCCTGAAATGTATGATCCGACAACTTCTTTTCTGATTTCTTTCTTTTTTCCGATTCCGAACATACTTTTTGACCTTCCTTTCTTTGGTATCTGTTGGGTAACTGTTGGTAACTGTTCAAGGTAGCGGTTGGAACATCTGAAAAAATAAAGCGGTAACTGTTGGTAACTGTTGATTGCCATTTCTTTATATTTCTAAAGGTTATCTTTACCCGTGAAAGAAAAAATATAAAAAAAATAGTAGTATAGAATCAACCGCTACCCCGTTACCAACCGTTACCAGTTCCGGGGCGCATTGAAATCAACATAGATCAGATTGCCTTCTTTCCTGATGATTCTTCCCTTTTTTCAGATTCAGTATATTTTGATAACTGAACCATGTCTTGAATCTCATTCATGATCTTGTTTCTTCCAAGTTCATTCAATTTGACAAAGTACCTGACAAGTTCCCTTGCCCCTGTTCCATAGCAGCGTTCAATCAGTTCACAGGCTTCAACTTCCTGTTCAAGTCTTGCACGGTCTATTTCCATTGGTACATCATAGCCCATGAGCCAAGATACATTGACATTCAGTGCTTCAGCTATTTTGTGAAGCGCATCTTGCATTGGTTCATATTTCCCGGTCTTGTATTGGCTGATTTGTGCCTTGTCAAGTCCTGATCTATTTGCAATGTCAATCTGACGCATTCCCCGAATATCCATAGCCTGAATAAAACGCTGCTGAAAAGTGGCAACTTTCTTTGTCATCTGCTTCACCTACTTTCATATAGTTTTGCACCCTTGATTATACGATAAAGTTAAGACTTTTTCAATCTTTCTTGAAAAAAAGTTAAGAAAACTTATAAAAAGTTATTGACAAAGATTTTAAGAAGGTGTATTCTTGTTTCAAGTTAAGAGTTCTTAACTGCACAAACACCGTTGCAGCGGTGGGCTACAAAAAAGAAACCACAGGGAATGATGATTTGGCTATTTATGCCGGAAAGGACGGAAGATGAAGATTTGCACAAAATGCGGTGACAAGTTCAGTGGTGAAGAAGTCAGCGAAATGAAAGCGGATCATGAACAGTTTTCCATGAATCCCTTTATTTGCCCGGACTGTTATGACAGGTTGCAAAGAATGGATTTGGAAGATCAGTTTCAAACGCTGATGGATGATGACATTCCTTCAGGACTGGATGCAAACACCCTTGGATGTGTTGTTGTATAGAAAGGATGTGGTGACTTGGGAAGCGTGATTGAAATTCCCCGAATCATAAAGCGCAAGAAACAGATCAGAACGATCCTTGAACCCAAAGAAGAACTTCGGGAAATCATTGATGAATATTGCGGAATGGAAGCAGCAAGGTTGTTTGATGAAGTCATCGAAGAAGAACGGGATCAGATCATGGATGAATACGGGATTGACAAGATCGGGGATGACTATGAAGCAATATCAGACGGTTATAGAAATATGTTGGTTGATACCATGAATGAACTTCAGGAAATCGTATATGCCAACAGACTTGACCGCAAAAGGCTTGAACGGCTATGGAAAAAGCTGCATAGCAATCTTTGAAGGAACGGTGAAGGAATGGAAAACAAACAGGAAATATTGAACAGGTTGCTTTTACCTGTCAGGCAACAAGGGGTGCGGATGATTTGGCTTCCCTGATCTATGATGAAAAGACTGAAGAAGTTACTGCGACATTTGTAAATGGTGGAAAACGCATCATCAATGTTGCTTGTGATTCAGGGGTTGCCATGATCCGGGATGTAATGAAAGGATTAGGTGTATGAAGAAAATCGTGTGTGCATGGATTGAACAAATCCTTGTATTCCCTACAATGGGAGATTATCAGGAATATATTGCAGATCTGAACCAAAAGCCGGGGATGTATAGAGTTATAGAAGAATACAGTTCAACAGACGGAATCCGGGTCAGGATCAGAAAGCAGTATAACAATAACGCATTCCCGGACGGGGAAGCAGAAAGGAAGGTATAAAACAGTGGCATTCAATTATTCAAAGTTAAGGGGCAAAATCAGGGAAGTGTTCGGAAGTGAACAGAAATTTGCTGAAGCAATGGGTTTGTCCCATGTGTCCCTGTCAGCCAAGTTGAACAATCGTGTTCCGTTCACCGCACCTGAAATGAACAAGGCGTGTGAACTGCTATCAATCCCGGTTGAGTTTATCCCCGTTTATTTTTTTACCGAAGAAGTTAAGATGTCTTAACATTTTATGAAAGGAATGGTGAAATCAATGAAATTTTCAGATCAGTTAAAAAAGGCTATGCAGCAGATGAACATTACACAGACACAGGTTGTCACCCTGACAGGATGCAGCAAGGGGGCAATCAGTATGTACCTGAATGATAAGTGCGAACCCGGCGAACAGAAAAAGCGTGGTATTGCGGTATCACTTGGACTTGCCCCGGATTTCTTTGATCAGGATGATCCCGATGTGACAAAGGCGGTTGTCACCCCTTCTGATAAGACGGGCATTCACAGGATCACATTGAATGATCTGACAAAGCTGCTTGGTGTTGACAAGGACACCGCATCAAAAATTGCAGTGAACCGTGACATTCCCGGTCTGTACGGATGCAAGGGAACGGGTGACAAGTTTGTCTATATCATCAATGAAGCGGTTTTCTGTAAGGTTTGAAGGGCGGTGTGAATATGGAAAATGAAATCATAAAAGGTTTCAAAGTGTTCAATCCTGATTGGACTTGTAGAAACTTTCAATATGAGGTAGGTCGAACATATGAAATGGATTGTGAACCTGATGTGTGCAATCGTGGATTTCATTTTTGTGAAAAGGCTTCAGATTGTTTTGAATATTACAAGTTTGATTCTGCAAATAAGGTTGCGGAGATTGAAGCCCTTGGTGCAGTAGATTCAGACGGAAAGAAATCTTGCACCAACAAGATCAGGATAGTCCGTGAAATTCCGTGGGATGAAGTGCTGCGGATCGTGAATGAAGGAAAAGATTGCACGGGTCGCTGCAACACCGGGGACTGGAACACCGGGGACTGGAACACCGGGGACTGCAACACCGGGGACTGGAACAAATCTTCTTTCAATAATGGTTGTTTTATGACCATTGAACCAAAGATCATGATGTTCAACAAGCCTTCGGAATGGACTTATAGGGATTGGTTAAACAGTGAAGCACGGTATTTGTTGAATCAAATTCAGAAGAATGTTCTTGAATGGATTTTGTCAAGTGATATGACGGATGCCGAAAAGGAAGCGCACCCTGAACACGAAATCACAGGGGGATATTTGAAGAAATTGGATGAATCTGCTTGTGGTCAATTATGGTGGGATAGTTTGAACGAAAAGCAGAAAAACATCATCCGAAATCTTCCGAACTTTGACAGTGGCATTTTTGAAGAAATCACGGGGATAAAGACGGAATGACACCTACATTCATGCCCCACCAAACAGATGTGTTGAACCAAACACAAGCATTCAACCGGGTAGCATACTACCTTGACATGGGACTTGGAAAAACATTTGTCGGTGCTGAAAAGATGTATTTGTTGAACAACGCCGTGAACCTTGTGATCTGTCAGAAGTCCAAGATTGATGACTGGATTGAACACTTTGAACGGTATTATCCCGAATATCATGTTTTGAACCTGACAAAGAAGGCGCAAAGCATCACTTTCAGAAACAAGGTTGACACAGTGGGAATGTATGAGCAGAAGGACATCATCGGCGTGATCAATTATGAATTAGCCTTCCGGCGGTCATGGCTTTTGAAACTTGACAATTTCACACTGATGCTTGATGAATCAAGCCTGATCCAAAATGAACAGGCAAAGCGATCAAAGTTCATTCTGAAGATGAAGCCCGAAAGCGTAATCCTGTTATCAGGAACACCGACATCCGGGAAGTATGAAAAACTATGGTCACAGTTGTCATTGCTTGGTTGGGACATCGACAAAAAAGGTTTTTGGTCAAGTTATGTTGATACAAAGTGGGTTGAAGATGGTGATCATAAGCGTGAAGTGATCGTTGGATATAAGCACATTGAACACCTGAAGAAACGCCTAAAACAGTTTGGTGCAGTCTTTATGAAAACGGAAGAAGTGCTGCACCTTCCTGAACAGATTGAACAGAATATCATGCTGAAGGTGACAAAGGACTATCGGCATTTCAGCAGAACCGGGTATTTGCGGATTGATGATGAAACTGAACTTGTCGGAGATAACCAGTTGACCAAGATGATGTATCAAAGGATGCTTTGCGGTCAGTATCACGATGACAAACTTGAAGCGTTCAGGGACTTGGTGGAATCAACAGAAGATCGGTTGATCGTGTTCTACAATTTTACCGCTGAACTATCAAAACTATGGAAGATTGCGGTTAATCTTGAAAGACCCGTTTCAATCGTCAGCGGTTCGATGAAAACGCTTGAAAGTTATCAGTTGCATGACAATAGCATCACATTCATCCAGTATCAAGCCGGGGCGATGGGTGGAAATTTTCAGAAGGCAAACAAGATCATCTATTTCACCCTTCCGCTTGGAAAAGGTTCATGTGACTTATGGGAGCAGTCAAAAAAGAGGATTCACAGGATCGGGCAGAATAAAACCTGTTTTTATTATTATCTACTTGTGAAAGATAGCATTGAGATTGACAACCTTGAATCATTGAGGTTGGGAAAGGATTTGACGGATGCGTTATTCAAAGAACATTAGAAGAACACAGGTTGCAAAGCGTATCTTGGCATCTTGGCTGATCGTTGCGGTTGTGTTCTTTGCCATTGGCTTTCTGATTGGTCATATAACGGCATATAAGCCCACAGACGGACAGAAAGCCGCCAAGGGTACAGTTGAAAGCCTGACAAATCAGATAGTGGTGTATGGGGCTGAAAATGAAAAGGAAATCAGCATAAAAAAAATTGATTGGGAAGTACCAAATGATTTTGAACCACTTGATGTTGATATGGATGTAGACCTTCAGGAATTTGTTTATTGCCTATGCAAAGCATATAACATGGATTTCACATTTGTGATGGCGGTCATTGAGCATGAAAGCAATTATCAGGCTGATGTGGTATCAAACACAGGTGATTATGGACTGATGCAGATAAATGAAAGCAATTTTGAAGCCCTGACAGAAATCACAGGTGTAACAGATTACCTTGACCCATATCAAAGCATTATAGCCGGGTGTTATGTACTGCATGATTTGTTTGAAAAATATGATGATCCACACAGGGTATTGATGGCATACAACTTTGGAGAATATCAGGCATCAAAACTTTGGGATAAAGGTGTTTATTCATCAGAGTATTCAAGGGAGATCATACAGATACAAAGGAAACTTCAGAAAGTAGGTGATTAGGTGCGTGAATCATGGAAAACAGTTCAAGATCATCCAAGATATGAGGTCAGCAACTTGGGGAATGTCAGAAACAAAAACACCGGGAAGCTGCTTCATCCCTATGATGATGGAAATGGATATTTAAGGGTAAAACTTGATCATGATAATTGCAGACTTCACATCCTTGTAGCGGTTGCATTTATACCAAATCCTGACAACAAGCCTGTTGTGAATCATAAGAAGGGCAAAAAGCATGATTGCCGGGCATCACAGCTTGAATGGGCTACTGTTGCAGAGAATACACAACACGCATGGGATCATGGGTTGTGTAAGCGTAAAAAGACCATGAAAAGAAAGGCGGTGAGAAGTTATAGGACAGGAAAAGAACTTTGAAAACAGGGTGAAGGAATATCTGACTGACAAAGGTGCATGGGTTTTGAAATACTGGGGCGGTGCAAAGTTTACCAAAAGCGGAATCCCTGATTTGCTTGTCTGCTTGAACGGGTGCTTTTTAGGGATTGAGTTGAAAGCACCAAGGGGACACCCTGAAGAACTGCAACTTTATCACCTGAATCAGATAGAAAAAGCCGGGGGATTTGCAATCTTGCTTTATCCAAAGGACTTTGAACAGTTCAAGGAACTGATTGAACTGATCAGAAACACAGACATTGATGCAATCGTTTCCAAACAGTATCAGCACTTCAGGGATTTGAGGATTGCCGAACTGGAAAAAATATCACAAAGAAAGGAATAAAAGGCTATGGCTACAAAGAAAAAAGATGCAGAAGTTATTGAACAGGCAACCGTTGCAGCGGATGCCACACAGGATCAGGAAGGTGTGAAGGATGATTCCGTCAATTACAATTACCCGGAGATCATCAAGTCCAGTCTATTAAAGACCGGGCGTGAAGGAATGGTTGATCTGATTGACTACATGGATCAGATCGGGTTTTTTAAAGCACCTTGCAGCGGTCAGTATCATTTGGCAAAGGAAGGTGGACTTGCTGAACACTCTGTCAATGTCATGTGGGCTGCTGAAAAGTTATCCGTTGCCCTGATCGGTGGAAAGAACTTGACAGATGAAATCAGACATAGCATCACGATTGTCACACTGCTTCATGATCTTGGAAAGGTCGGGGACTTTGGCAAGCAGATGTATGTTGACAACATCTTGAAGTCCGGGAAGCCTTCAGCAACAAAGCCCTACAAGCGCAACAAGGAACTGACAAGTGTTCCCCATGCGGTCAGATCGGTCAAACTTGCAACACTGTTTCTTGATCTGACAGAAGACGAAGAATGGGCGATCCTGACACATGACGGGTTATATGACTTCATGAAGTATGACATTCCCGGCAATGAAACCCAACTGTCATTGATTCTGCACTGGGCTGATATGTGGGCTTCACACATCATTGAAAAGGATGACACCGCTGAAGATGCGGATGAATAAGAAAGGAGAACAAAAAACATGGCTGAAAAAGTATTGATCATGGGTGAATCGGGAACTGGTAAATCAACCAGTATGCGAAATCTTGACCCTGAAAAGGTTGCAATCGTCAATCCCGTTGGTAAACCGTTACCGTTTAGGGGTTCAAAGAAGTTTGCAACATTGAACAGTGTGACTGAATCCCGAAACATCACCAAATGGATGAAGGAACAGGCAGCAGCCGGAAAGAAGGTCATTGTGGTTGATGACTTCCAGTATATTCTTTCCGTGCCTTATATGAACCGCATCAAGGAAAATGGATGGGACAAGTGGAATGACTTTGGTGCAAATTATTTTGAGATCATCGAAGTGTGCAAGGAACTTCCTGAAGATGTCATTGTGTACTATCTGACCCACACTGAAACCCTTGAAAACGGTGTGACCACAATCAAGCTGATTGGAAAGCTGCTTCGTGAAAAGATCACCATTGAAGGACTTTTCACAATCGTTCTTCGCACAAGTGTCAATGAAGGAAAGTATTACTTCCTGACACAAAATAGCGGAAAGGACACCGTGAAATCACCCCTTGGAATGTTCCCGGCATATGCCATTGACAATGATCTTCAGTATGTGGATGACAAAATCCGCAACTATTATGAGCTGACCGGGGCAAAGTCTGATGCAGAAATGGTTGAAGCAGACAAGAACGCTGCATCTGATCTTTCAAAGCCCGATGCAAACGGAAGAAGGGCAAGGTCAGCAAGAAAAGCTGCTGAAGAAGTTACTACTGCACCTGAAGCAGAACCCGAGCGCAAGACACATGATCAGGTAGAAGCAGAAAATCATGAAAAGATGACCGACTATCTTTCGAATGTTGATCAGGCGATTTCTGAAGCATTCCCCGGTCAGGAAGAAGTTCCTTTTGATGAAGCTGTAAAGGTCGCTGACACCGTACCAAAGCCGGAACTTGAAGAAGTACCAAGACGCACACGCAAGGAACGCATTGCAAGGGATCAGGCAAAGGCTGAAATTGCTGATGTTGACAAGGGAACAGGTGCAATCGTAGGCGAAGTGTTCCCGTCACCTGAAGAAAAGGATCATTTTGAGGGTGCGATGAATCCCCCGGAAACACCCGAACCGGGAACAAGGACAAGAAGGGTCAGAAGATCAAGATAGAAAGGGGTCAGTGTTATGGTCAACGAAAAACAGGGGAAGGTTTACAAGCCGATTCCCGTCTATAACAGAAAATTGATGCGTTCGGTCATTCGTGCCGGGGTTGCAAGACAGTTTGGAAATCACCATGTCAGCGCAAATATGGCTGCAAACTTTGAACGCATCAGGAAAGGACAGGTGAAGTGATATGGATGAAAGATTGTTTGCAGAACTGGTTGCTGCATTACTTGCGTCCGGCGTTGGTGTGGCTTCAGGTGTAAAGCCTGACCCCACAAAGAAGCCTGACTTTGACAAGTTCAAGGCTGAAGCAGAAGCAAAGCGTGAGGAAGCAAGGGCAAGAGCCAAGGCATTCTTGGCAAAGTATAATGCGGAAAGAGCCAAGGCACAATATGACGCATTTGTTCAGGTCGGATTCAGTGAAGTTCAGGCGTTTGAACTGCTGAAGGAAACATTCATTTTAGAAAGGTAAAAGGTGATTATCATGGCTATTGATTACAGTAAGTTTGAAGGCAAGGTTGATCTTGCAGCACTTCAGAAGGATGTTGCAGAAGCACCTACCACAACGGATGTTCCGAAGGGAACATACATCGTTTCCATTGAGAAAATGGAGATCAAGGAAACCAAAGCCGGGGACAAGCTGATGTTTTCTGTTCAGTGCAAGGTCAAGGAAGGTGAGCATCAGGGAAGATTCCTTTTCATGAACCGTGTGATCCTTGGAAACAAGAACACAGAAACATGGAATGACGGCAGAGCAATCAAGGGTGTTCTGACTTGGCTTGAAAAGTTGGAAACACAGACAACCCCGGAATTTGTCAACTATCCTGATTTTGAAGAATGTGTTCTTGACATCTATCAGGAAATCAAGGGCAAGGTTGAACTGGAAGTTGAATATGATGCAAATGCCTTTGATCCCATCAAGATCAAGGAAGTGTATGACCTTTAATTTTTCAGGTCAAAAAGTTAAGAGTTCTTATCAAACGGCGGTGCGGTTAAGCATTCCGCACCGCTGCATTTGAAAAGGGGTGTGATTGAATGATATTTCTTGATTTTGAGGTTTTCAAATATGACTGGCTTGCGGTGTTCATTGATGTAACAAGACAGAAAGAAACCGTCATTGTCAATGATCCCGAAAAACTGAAACAACTGTATGAAGCCAACTGCAAAGATATTTGGGTCGGCTATAACATAAAGCACTATGATCAATACATTTTCAAGGGGATTCTGCTTGAAATGAACCCAAAGGAAATCAATGATTGGATCATCGTGCAAAAACAAGAAGGGTGGCAATTTTCAAGGGCGTTCAGTCAGGTTCAGATGAACTTGTATGATGTGATGCCAAACCCCCCTATTGGATTGAAAACACTGGAAGGATTTCTTGGTTCAAACATTAAAGAAACAGAAGTCCCCTTTGATATAGATCGAAAACTGACCGCAAAAGAGATTGAACAGACAATCTTTTATTGCCGTCACGATGTAGAACAAGCGATTGAAGTTTTCCTTCAGAAGATTGATGACTTCAATGCAATGTATGGAATTGTTCAAGCGTTCAATCTTCCGCTTTCCTGTTTGGGTGATTCCGAAGCCCGGATCACATCAAAGGTGCTTGGATGTGAACGAACAGATTTCAATGATGAATTTGACTATTTCTTTCTTCCGTGCTTGCGGTTGAAAAAATATAAATATGTTCAGGATTGGTTTGCAAGTGCTGCTGATGATTGCACAAGGGAAATGAAGAAAGCATATGCAGAAGCAAAGCCGTCTGAACGGTACAAATATGACTGGAATGATTCGTTTTGGTGGTCAACATTTTTCTATAAAAGATCGCTTGAAACAACGGTTGCCGGGATTCCACACACATTCGGATTCGGCGGTTTGCATGGTGCTGATGCTGAACCTTGTCATGTTTCCGGCGCATTGTTCCATGTTGATGTAAACAACTATTATCCTTCAATGCTGATTGCGTGGGGATTAGTCACAAGAGCTGCAACGAATGACAACTATACAAAGGTTTATATGACCCGAAAACAAATGAAATTCAAGCAGACACACGCTGAAACAAAGGATGAAGCAAAGCGGTGGAAAAAAGCGCAGTTACCATACAAAAAGATGCTGAATGCTTTATCAGGTGCTATGAAGGACAAAACAAATCCGGCATATGACCCAAGAAACAACAACTGTATGTGCATCAATGGTCAGTTAATGCTTCTTGACCTGATTGAACATCTTGAACAGATACCGGGATTTAGGTTGATCCAGTCCAACACGGATGGTCTGATTGTTTGGATTCCGAATACTGATGAAGCGTTCAATATGCTTGATGATATTTGCTATGAGTGGGAAGAAAGATGCAGCACTGACCTTTGTGAAATCAAACTTGAACTTGATTGTCTGAAGGAAATATACCAAAAGGATGTGAACAATTATCTTTGGGTTGATCTTGACGGCGGTGTTGAAAGAATCGGCGCATATGTGAAGGAACTTTCACGCATAGACAATGATCTTCCGATCCTGAACAAAGCACTGGTTGAATACATGGTACATAAGACACCTGTTGAACAGACAATCAATGAATGTGATGAATTGATCCAGTTTCAGAAGATCGTGAAACTTTCGGACAATTACAAATGGGTTGAGCATGAACACAGTGATCACCCGGTTCAGAGATCAAAGGGTGTCAGGGTCATCAAGACTTGGTATGAATACCCTGAAACCGTGAGATATACATATAAATCATATCGTGTTTTTGCATCAAAGGATATAAGGGACGGACGATTGTTGAAAAACGGTGGAAAGCGTGGAAAACCTGAAAAGTTTGGAAATACCCCGGAACACTGTTTCATATTCAATGATTCAGTTGAAGGTGTATCAGTCCCGGATTCACTTGATCGTGAATGGTATATCGACTTTGCAAAAAAACGGTTGAAAGATTTTGGTGTTCAGGTTTGAACACCGGGAAAGGAAGGATCAAATGAAATACGGAATGGATGAAACAAAGATTCAAGTGAACTTCCTGAAAGCCCTGATCAATAAAAAACAGGTCATTTTTTGTGAAGGACTGGAAGGAAAAACTGGATTGTCAGACGGGAGTGCTTGTTTTTTTATCCCGAATGAAAGCCTGTTCCTTGATAAAAAGGATCGTAAATGTTTCAGCATCAAATCACACATTTCTTCATTCAATGATGCGGTAGTGGTGAACATGACTGATGAACAGATCACAACAGAAGATGTCAGAAAGGTGATCATATTTGAAAGCAAAATAGAACAAGCACCGTTCGGATTTGCAACGCATGAAAAAAAAATAGTCATCGGCATAGATCAGAAGTATTTACAGTTCTTCGGTTCAGATGTGCGCTACTATGCAACATCCCAAAAGATGCCATTGTTTGTGACAAACGATGATCAGGAATTATTGGCGTTCATTCTTCCAGTAAACATAAGGCGGTGAATCGTATGTCACTATACGAGGGTTATGTAGAAACCAAAGGAAAACAGAGCATTGAAAAATTAAAGGGAAGGACACACTGGAAAAGCCTTGAAGAAGTTCAGGGTTGTCCCGGCTATGGTGGTGTGCTTGCAGATGATGCAATCCTGATTGACATTGACGATTCAGAGCAGTCAGAAATCATGATGCGGATTGTTGAAGATCAACAGTTGAATTGTAAGGTCATCCAAACATCACGGGGAAGGCATTTTCTTTTCAAGAACAAGCTGATCACAAGGAACAGAACGCACATTCCGCTTGCGGTTGGTTTGACTGCTGATATAAAGGTCGGGACAAGGCTTTCATATGAGGTCTTGAAGGTCAATGGTGAAGAACGGTTTGTTGAATGGGATGTTGAACCGGGTGTTGACTATCAGGAAGTTCCAAAGTGGTTTTTCCCGGTCAGGGCAACGGCTGATTTTCTTGATATGGATGCCGGAGATGGACGCAATCAGGCATTATTCAACTATATTCTAACACTGACGGCAAATGACTTTTCTGTTGATGAAACAAGGGAAACAATCAGGATTCTGAATAAATATGTTCTGAAGCAGCCTTTGGGTGATGATGAACTTGAAACAATCCTTCGGGATGAAGCATTTCAGAAGCCCGTGTTCTTCTTGGGTTCAACTTTCTTGTTTGAAAAGTTCGCAACCTATCTGAAGAACAATAACCACATCGTCAGGATCAACAACCAGTTGCACATATACCGTGAAGGTGTGTATTGGTCGGGGTATCGAAACATTGAAGCGGTGATGATTGAACACATCCCGAATCTGAAGAAAACACAAAGGCGTGAAGTGTTGGATTATCTTGAACTGATTGCAGAAGATTATGAAATGTCAGATGCCCGGTTTATTGCATTCAACAATGGAATATATGACATTGCTGAAGGTGTTTTGAACCCGTTCAATCCTGACATCATAGTCACAAACAAAATTCCGTGGGACTTCCGGGAAGATGCCTATGATGAACTGACTGACAAGACATTGAAAAAATTATCTTGCGGTGATCCAACGATCAGGGCATTGCTTGAAGAATGCACCGGGTATTGCCTTTATCGAAGAAATGAACTGGGAAAGGCATTCATCCTGACAGGTGACAAATCGAACGGAAAATCAACCTTCCTTGCTATGGTCAAAAATATGCTTGGTGAACGCAACATTTCCGCACTCGATCTGAAGGAACTGGGGGACAGGTTCAGCACTGCAATGATGTATGCCAAACTTGCAAACATTGGTGATGACATCGGTGATGATTTCCTTCAGGGATCACAGGTCAGCACATTCAAGAAGATTGTCACCGGGGACATGATCAAGGCTGAACGCAAAGGACAAGATCCTTTTGAGTTCAACCCGTTCATTAAACTGTTATTTTCAGCAAATGACATTCCCCGAATGCGTGACAAAACAGGTGCAGTGCTGCGAAGGTTGATCATCATTCCATTCAATGCCACATTCACAAAGGATGATCCTGAATTTGATAGTGGAATCAAATACAAGCTGATTTCACAGGATGCAACGGAATATCTGATCAGATTGGGAATTGAAGGACTGAAAAGGGTAATTGCATCTGATGGATTCACCAAGTCAGAAAAGGTTGAACAGGAAATCAAGGACTATGAGGAAGAAAACAACCCGATCATTGCATTCATAGCAGATCAGGGTGTTGACATGATACGGAATGAACCAACAGCTGATGTTTACAAGCGTTATCAGGTCTTTTGTGCTGACAATGCCATGACCCCGATGTCACACATTGTTTTCAGCAAACAGATCAACAAGCGTTTGGGGCTTATGGTAAAACAGGCAAAGATCAACGGGAGAAATACCAAGATATTTGTTCCCCTTGAAATAACATTTGAATGAAAGGATGACGGCTATGCAATATCAAAAAAAACTGAAGTGTGAACTATACAATGACAGTATGCAAGGGTGGAAGTGTTACCCCATACAGAAAGCCCAACTGATCATTGCTGATGTTCCGTACAATGTGGGAACAAACTTTTATGGGTCAAATCCCGTTTGGTACAAGGGGGGGGGATAATAAAAACGGTGAAAGCAATCTTGCCGGGAAAGCTGCATTTGCATCTGATTTCAATTTTAACCTTTATGAATATTTTCATTTCTGTTCAAGGCTGATGAAAAAGGATGACAAGAACCCTTCAATCAGGGGAAGAAGCAGCAATTCACCTTGCATGATTGTGTTCTGTTCCTTTGAACAGTTGGGAACGCTGATAGATGCAGCCAAAGGGCAAGGCTTTATTCACTATATCCCGTTGGTGTTCATCAAGAAATCATCACCGCAAGCCCTGAAAGCAAATATGCGTGTGGTGGGTGCAACAGAATATGCGCTTCTTTTCTACCGGGACAAATTACCCAAGTTCAGGAATGCAGCGCAATATGATCCTGAAACGGGCAAAGCGATCCGGGGAACTGGTCACATGGTCAAGAACTGGTTCGGGTGGGAATATACGCCTGAAGAAATCGAAGCCTTTTGTGCGGATGATTGCGGTATTCCTGACTATATACCTTGGGAAACGGACGGAACGAACATTCCGAAGATTCACCCGACACAGAAACCGATTGCGGTGATCAGGAAGCTGATTGAAACCTTTACCGATCCGGGGGATGTAGTCATTGATCCCTGTTTCGGATCAGGAACAACAGCAAGAGCCTGTCAGGAATTAGGGCGTTCATTCTATGGGTTTGAGATCAACAAAGAGTTTTGCAGACGGGCAAGGGAAGAAATGCTGTTGAAGCCCGAAGAAATTGAACACACTGAACCGCTGAACATTGTTGAACGAATGAACAAAAGGCGGTGGAGATACAGAAAGGAAAACCAATCATGACCAATATTTTTGATGATAGTGAAATCACATTCACAGCCCATTTGACAGTTGAATCAAGAAAAGCACTGAAAGAAATGCTGAACGATGTGGATTTGTCAAAGACAACAGCTTTTGAATTTATGGATAAACACGGAAACAAGGGAAGGTATGAAAAGGTTGATAGGAACTATGATGCAATAAAAGAAGTCATGTGCGACCAATACTGCAAATATCCGTATAAGTGGGATGCGGAAGTAGAAGGTTGTGAACTTGCGGAATCAGATGTCTGCAAGAACTGCCCTTTGAATAGACTATGAAAGGACTTTGAACAATGATTGAACTTTTGAAAGACAAGGATTGCACAAAAGATACACCCGTTGTTCTCGGTGTTAAAGACAAACCTATATATGGGAACGGAATAAGATTGCAGCCAATGATTGACGGACGCAAGGATTCAAAGCATTTTGAAAAAATATATCTTCCTGAACTGCTGCCCTTGGAAGATTATGACCTGATTGTTGTTTTGTTTTCAGGTGGTAAGGATTCAACGGCTTGTTTCCTGAAGCTGCTTGAACTTGGTGTTCCCAAGGAAAAGATCGAATTATGGCATCATGACATAGACGGGGGACATCCAACAAGAAGAATGGACTGGAAATGCACACAGAACTATGTGAAAGCTGTTGCAGAAGCCTTCAATGTAAAATTGCGTGTGTCATACCGGGTCAATGGTTTTTTCGGTGAACTATATAGGATTGGTGCATCCGAACCTATTGAATGGATTGATCCTGATACCGGGGAAATAAAACAATGCCGACTGTCATCTAACTATTTGAAATGCAAGGAATTAAAGGAACAGACAACGGAAGAAATGGAAGATCTTCTGAAGGAATATGGTTATAGAATGAAGTTTCCGGCAAAGTCACCCGATCTGTCAAGGCGTTGGTGTTCAGCTTACTTGAAGATTTGTGTTGCCGATACCGTTGTTTCAAATCTTGATAGAATGGGCGAACTTGAACAGTTGGGCGGTAAAAGATTCAAATTCCCGGCAAAGGGTGGAACGCACCAAGGGAGATGGTGCAGCGGAAACTTAAAAGCAGCGGTTCAAGATAGTGTGACAGCAAATCTTCAGGAAACAAAACGGGATAAGAAAATCTTGATTGTATCGGGTGAACGAAGGGGAGAATCAGCCGGAAGAGCCAAATATAATGAAATGGAAATTCACCGCACAAACGCTGAAGCGAAAGCACACAGAACAGTTCATCAGTGGCGATGCTGCATTGATTATTCAGAAAGGGATGTGTGGGAAGTGCTGAAAAGAAATAAAGTCAATCCGCATCCATGTTATAGGGTTGGTTGGAACAGATGCAGTTGTGCAATGTGCATATTCAGCACCCCAAGGTTGTATGCCGGATTCAATGAGTTGTTCCCGGATGAATTTGCAGAACTTCATAAGGACGAAATCAGGCTTGGTTTCACCCTTGACAACAAAAAAGACCTTTACCAGTTCATTGAAGGTGCTGACAGTTGTCTTGATCGGACAGATAAAGCAGCGTTGAACAGCATATTGAACGGTGGTTTTTCCGTTGATGATGTGTTGGTTAATGATTGGAAATACCCCATTGGAGCATTTCACGGTGCTGACGGTGGATCATGTTAGAAAGGAAATGGTGACAGGAAATGAAAATCAGGGATTTAGTAAAGGGTCATGTGAAATATGGTTGTCGGGATTATCTGTATGTTTCCCTTTATGATGATTTTGACCAGTTGATTGACCGCCTGACCGCTGAAGAATGTGTTGACCGTCACGGTGATCTTGATGTGATCAAGTGGTTTGAACGGTCTGAACTGAACTATACAACTATTCATATTATTGTCAGCAATGCGGAAGGGGTAAATGCAGATGAAAAGTGATCGGGTTTATTTATCAGGAGCAGTGACCGGAACGGACGATGCAGCAGAAAGATTTGCAGAGTGGGAAAAGGTGCTTGCAAGTCAGGGATATGAAGTGGTGAATCCTTTTCATATCTGCAAGTCAATCAGCAGTTGGGAACATGAAGAAATCATGAAAGTCTGCTTTGAACTGTTGTCACATTGCGAAAAGATTTTCTTCATGCCCGGTTGGGAAAAGTCACGGGGAGCAAATCAGGAATGTGGGTTTGCTTTCGCACATAAAATTGAAGTGCTGCATTATGAGATGGGTGTTTTTTGGAGTGGTAACGGTTCAGGTAACGGTTGGTAGCGGTTAAAGGTAGCGGTTGAAAATGCAGTATTTTCAAGGCGGTAACGGTTGGTAGCTGTTAAATGTAACTTCTTTATAGAAATAAAAAATATATTTACTATATTAGGCATAAGAAAATAATAAAAAAATATAAATAATAGTAAATATAGGGGCGCAACCGTTACCAACAGATACTTGAACAAACAAAGTCAATATTTGTGCGGTGTTTGATAGGTAGCGGTTGCAAAAGTTCAACAGTTACCATCCGTTACCAAAGGAATGTGAAATCAGGTGAAAAGCCTTGTAAATGCTGACGGTATCGGTTGTTTTTATAAACCGTTACCTTTTGTAAAAAATCAGACATGATACGATAGGAAAGGACGGGAACGAACAAATGAAAGCAAAGGGTTATTTAGATCAGCTTCAGGTGTTAGAACTACGGATTGAACAGAAGAAGGAAATGCTTGAAAATATGAGGTTGCAAGCCGAATCTTGCGGTGCAATCCGTTATGATAAAGACAAGGTTCAAAATTCTATCTGCGGAAGTCCACTTGAAGAACAGGTGATCCGAAGGGTTGACTTTGAACAAAAACTGAACAAGGAAATTGCAAGGTTTGCAGAAGTCCGGGAAATAATCATCGGTCAGATTCAGGGACTTGATAACATCAAGCACATTCAGATATTGTTCAAACTGTATGTTCAGTATAAGACCCTGAAGGAAAGTGCTGAAGAAATGGACTTGTCATATTCGTACATACTGGAACTTCACAAGAAAGCCCTGAAGAATTTTGATGCAACATATAAAAACCTATCAAAGTATTGTTGAGTGTATTTGACTTAACAAGTCATGTCTGATAAAGTATATTGTGTATAGATATAGTAAAAAATAAAAATACTTTTATTTTTTAGTTCAAGAGATATTGAACATCAAGCCCGTGAAAGTGACGCTTCACCGGGCTTTTTTCGTGTGATTTTGTCAAGAAAGGGGATGAAAACTGCTATGTCAGGGAAGAAATTGACCGCAAAACAGAAAAAATTCGTAGATGAATATCTGATTGATCTGAATGAAACACAAGCTGCTATTCGTGCCGGATATAGCGTTGATTCAGCCCGTGCGATAGGTTGCGAAAACTTGACAAAACCTAACATTCAAGCAGCAGTTGGAAAGGCTATGGCTGAACGATCAAAGCGCACCGGGATCAGTCAGGATCGTGTTGTGCTTGAACTTGCCAAGATTGCTTTTGTCAATGTTGCAGATGTGGTTGATCTGTCTGATGGAAGCATTCTTTCAGGGGCAAATGCAGATGATCTTGCTTGCATCGAAGGAATGAAATACAAACGATCTGACACCGACACAGGAAGCAGTGAAGAAAGGGAAGTCAAATTTGCATCGAAGATGAAAGCCCTTGAACTGCTTGGAAAACATTTGGGAATGTGGGATGACAAGGCTGAAGTCAATGTCAACATTCCCGTTGTGATCAGCGGTGAAGAAAGCCTTGAAGATTAGCAGTCAATATGTATTCGACTATCAGAAACGGCTTTATTATCCTGAACATTATTCAGCCAAGCGTTCAGTTAGAAGATACAACCTTCCTGAAGTAGTCGGGAAAGGCTACGGTTCATTTTGGCGGTTCAAAGGTAGATATAGAGCGGTAAAGGGTAGCCGTGCATCAAAGAAGTCAAAAACAACGGCTTTGTGGTTCATCACCAACATGATGAAATACCCTGATGCAAATACCCTTGTCATCAGAAAGACCTTCAGAACCCTGAAGGATTCCTGTTTTACAGAACTGAAATGGGCTATTCATAGGCTTGGGGTTGATGCACATTGGGACATCAAAGAAAGTCCCCTTGAAATGACATACAAACCAACCGGGCAAAAGATATATTTCCGGGGACTTGATGATCCCCTGAAAGTTACTTCAATCACGGTTGAACACGGTGTTTTGTGTTGGATGTGGATTGAAGAAGCCTATGAGATCAGCACGGAAGATGATTTCAATATGCTTGATGAATCAATCCGTGGTGAATGCCCGGAAGGACTGTTCAAGCAGATCACACTGACATTCAACCCGTGGAATGAACACCATTGGTTGAAAAAGCGGTTTTTTGACAAGCCTGATGATGAAATACTTGCCTTGACAACCAACTACAAATGCAATGAATGGTTGGATGCAGCAGACAAGAAAGTTTTTGAAACAATGCGGATCAGAAACCCCCGGCGTTATAAAGTTGCCGGGCTTGGTGACTGGGGTATTGTTGACGGGCTTGTATATGAGAACTGGGAAGAAAAACTTTTCAGCGTGGATGAGGTCAAGCAGATCAAGGGTGTCAAAACCGTGTTCGGTTTGGACTTTGGATATACAAACGATCCTTCAGCCCTGTTTTGCGGATTCATTGACACGGCAAGCAAAACTATTTGGGTTTTTGATGAAATGTATAAGCCCGGCATGAGCAATGAAGCCATTGCAAAAGAAGTTGAACGCATGGGGTATCTGAAAGAAAAGATCACTGCTGATGCTGCTGAACCAAAGAGCATTGACCGCTTGCGTGAACTTGGTTTGAAGGGAATCGGAAAAGCCCGAAAAGGCAAGGATAGCATCAACAATGGCATTGATTTCATTCAGGACTATCACATCTTTGTTCATCCAAGGTGTGTGAACTTCCTGACGGAAATCGGCAATTATCAATGGGACACCGATACAAAGACCGGGAAGAAATTGAACAGACCCGTTGATGACTTCAATCACCTGATGGATGCAATGCGATATGCGCTTGAAGATTTCAGCCGTGGTGATGCATTCAGTTTTGAATAGTAACAAATTAGTAACACAAACCGCCTGAACCAAAAGGAACAAGGCGGTTTTGATTATATTATGCAATGAAAGGGGTGAACAACCAGTGTTCAGCAACCTTATAGACGGGCTGACCTTGCGTGTCAGCAACTTCATACTGCAAGGGGTTCATTCAAGGATGACTGACCGGGAATTTCTTGAAAAGGAAATCCAAAAATGGGAAAGTTCCCCGAAGCGCATCATGCAGATCAAAGGCTTTTTGTATTATGACAATGAGCATGATATCTTGCGAAGAAAAAGAACCATGATCGGAGCTGATGGAAAACTTCAGGTTGTGGATAACTTACCGAACAACCTGAACATTGATAACCAGTATGCAAAGATGGTGAATCAAAAAACAAACTATCTGTTCGGTCAGCCTATAACCTTCAGCGGTGAAAATGATCAATACCTTGAACTGCTGAAGCAAGTGTTCAACAAAAAGTTCATGAAGGTGATCAAAAATTCGGGCAAGTACGCATACAACGGCGGTATTGCTTGGTTATATCCGTATTACACGGAAACCGGGGAATTTTCCTTCAGGCTTTTCCCGTCCTATGAAATCAAACCTTTTTGGAAGGACAATGAACACACTGAACTTGATTTTGCAATCAGGATGTATATTGTGATCGGATATGAAGGCACAACACCAACAATCATCAAGAAGGTTGAAGTGTATGATCTTGACGGTGTTCATCGGTTCATCTATGACCGGGGCAAACTGATCCCGGACATTGTGAACAATGAAAGCCCGGATGCACCCCATGTCACAATGATTGATAGTCAGGGAAATGTGACGGGTTTTAACTGGTCAAGGATTCCGCTGATTCCGTTGAAGGTGAATGAAACAGAAACACCACTGCTGAAGAAAGTGAAATCCCTTCAGGACGGAATCAACATCATGTTGTCCGACTTTGAAAACAATATGCAAGAGGACGCAAGGAACACAATCCTGATTCTGAAGAACTATGACGGTGAAAACCTTGGAGAGTTCAGAAAGAATCTTGCAACTTTTGGTGCGGTCAAAGTCAGGAATGATGATTCTGCAAAGGGCGGTGTTGAAACGCTTGAAATCACAATCAATGCTGACAATTACAAGGCTATTCTTGAACTGTTCAAGAAAGCCCTGATTGAAAATGCAATGGGCTATGATGCCAAGGATGACAGGCTTGCCGGGAATCCGAATCAGATGAACATTCAATCAATGTATTCCGACATTGATATTGATGCGAATGATACAGAAACGGAATATCAAGCTGCATTTGATGATATTCTTTGGTTCGTCAACGCACACCTTGCAAACAACGGCTTTGGTGATTTTGAGGGTGAAGAAGTTCAAGTCATATTCAACCGTGACATCCTGATCAATGAAACAGAGGTCATCGACAACTGCATGAAGTCAGTTGGGATCATTTCTGATGAAACGATCATCTCGATGCATCCTTGGGTGGACGATCCGCAAAAGGAAATGGAACGGTTGGAAGAACAGAAAAAGAAGCAGCAAGAAGAAATGCTGCAATACAACCCTTTTGGTCAGAATCAGGATAAAGACAATCAGGATGATCCTGAAAACCCTGATGACAAAAAGGGTGGTGATGATGAATGAAATCTTCGGAATATTGGAAAAAGCGTTTTGAACTGATTGAACAGTCCCAACATCATACAGGCGCACAGGCATATGCTGAAATTGAAGATCAGTATAGACGGGCGCAAAGACGCATTGAATCACAAATCAATGCTTGGTATGGTCGCTTTGCATCCAACAATGGGATCACCCTTGCTGAAGCAAAGCGGATGTTGAATGCAAAAGAACTTGCAGAACTGAAATGGGATGTTCAGGAATACATCAGATATGGTCAGGACAATGCAATCAATGGTCAGTGGATCAAGGAACTGGAAAATGCTTCAGCCCGGTTTCACATATCCCGGCTTGAAGCCCTGAAACTGCAAACCCAACAATCCCTTGAAGTGATGTTTGGGGATCAGCTTGACACACTGGATCAGACCATGCGTGAAGTTTACAAGTCCGGGTATTACCGCACCGCCTATGAAATTCAAAGGGGCGTGGGTGTTGGTTGGGATTTTGCCACACTGGATGACAAGACGATCAGCAAGGTCATCAATAAACCGTGGGCTGCTGACGGTGCAAATTTTTCTTCCCGTGTATGGGGAAATCGTCAGAAGTTGGTGAATGAACTGAACCAAACCCTGACACAGAATATTGTGCTTGGTCAAGACCCACAGAAAGCCATTGATGCGATTGCCAAAAAGATGAACACATCAAAGGCAAATGCCGGAAGGCTTGTCATGACGGAAGAAGCATTCTTCTCCAGTGCTGCACAAAAAGACTGTTTCAATGAACTGGATGTTGAAGAATTTGAGATTGTCGCAACCTTGGATTCACACACTTCTGAAATCTGTCAGGATATGGACGGAAAGCATTTTCCTATGTCGCAATGGGAAGTTGGTGTCACCGCACCGCCTTTTCATGTGCATTGCAGAACAACCACTGTTCCATATTTTGAAGATGACTTTGGTTCAGTTGGTGAAAGAGCTGCAAGGGGTGAGGACGGAAAGACATATCATGTTCCGGCTGATATGACCTATAAGCAGTGGAAAGAAAAATTTGTTGACGGTGGTGATAAGTCAGGATTGAACGAAGTTGAACCTGATGATACAATAAAAGGTGCGAACAACACAACTGCACCGCAAGCATCACAGGCTTCAATGGGGACGCTTGGAGATCAAAACCAGTTAGGTCAGAACCATGCAGCAGCAATGCAACAGATTGTTGAAAATGCCCCGGATGAAGTCAGGGAAACTTGGAACAATTATGTTGATCGTTTGAATGTGGTTGATGCAAAGTCGGGTGGCAAGGCTTTTTGCAGTTATACCAAGGGAATCACCATTGATATTGACAAGGTTTCCCAAGGTCAGAAAGCACCCGTTCTTGATGCACAAGGCAATATTCAATGGGTGCAAGCCAAAAAGCCATATTATACTGCTTTTCATGAATTTGGTCATAATATTTCATCACTTATGGCACAGGATGAAACAGGAAGTATGTTTTCTGATATTGCCGATGTTTACAGAAGCAAAAAGTTCCTGAAGCCCGGTCAACCAATCGGTTATACATTGACTGAAATGATGAAGGCTGAAGGTGATGATTATTTTGACAGTATCTTCCAACAGATGAGAGCAGACGCAAGAGCAGCCGGACAAAGGGCAACCACTGTTAGAAAAATTGATGCGTGGCGCAAATTGCGTGATGAAATTCGGTCAAAGCCTATTGAAGCGTGTACGGATATATCAGATATGTTTGACGGCGTTTCAAACGGTAACTGTTTAGCGCATTATGGTCATACAAATCAGGATAGGAACTATTGGAAAAAGGTTTCTTTAGGAACAGAAGGATTTGCGGAAATGTTCAGTGCTACAATGATGAATCCTGACAGTGTGGATCAGATCAAGCACTATTTCCCGAAGTCATATGATTTGTTTTTGGAAATCTTACAAGAAAAAGGGGTGAATATACCATGACAGACAAAGAAATCCTTGATGCCTATGAAGAAAAGTTTGGTGATCAGTTGCTTTCTGCATGGGATTTTGAATCTGTTGATTGGAAGGGTCTTTTGGAAGCTGCTAAACAGTCTTTGAAAACAGGGATTCCATTGACGGATGAACAGAAAAAGAAATATTATGGTCAGTTGGAAAATGGTAATGTTTATTGATTAGCACCTGACGGGTGCTTTTCTTTTGCCCTTGAAGTTAAGACTTCTTTACAGAAAGAAGGTGATTGGAGTGATTAGAAGTCCTTGTTGTTAAAACAACTTAACACATAGACATTTGCCGAGTGTGTCAAGGCGTAAAACCGACACAACCAAACAATCATTGTGGGAATGACCCCGTACAAAAATGTAATTGAAAGTGAGGATAAAAGATATGAAAAGAAGTGAACTTGAAGCGTTAGGACTTACCAAGGAACAGGTTGATTCAGTCATCAAGATCAATGGTGCAGACATTGAGAATGCAAAGTCAGTTGCATCCGCTGAAACTGCATCCCTTCAGACTGAAATTGAAGCCCTGAAGGGTCAGGTCAAAGACCGTGATAAACAGATCGAAGGACTGAAGAAGTCAGCCGGGGATAATGAGGATTTGCAGAAGCAGATTGAAACCCTTCAGGCTGAAAACAAAGCCAAGGATGAAGCCCATGCAGCAGAGATCACACAGATGAAGGTTGACAGTGCAGTTGAAAAGGCACTGACTGAAGCCGGAGCAAAGAACATCAAAGCAGTCCGTGCATTGCTTGATCTGACGGATGCCAAGATTGACAAAGACGGTTCAATCAAGGGTCTGAAAGAACAGATTGACAAGTTGGTTGCGGATGAAGGCACAAAGTTCTTGTTTGAGGTTCAGGAACAGGGCGGTCAGCAGAAACAGACCTTCAAAGGATTTCAGCCCGGTGCATCTTCTGAACAGAAGCCCGGAGCGGAAATTGACACAAGCAAAATGAACTATGATGAATTGTGTGCGTATTTGGAGCAGAACCCCAACGCCACACTTGAATAGTTCACAAAAGAAAGGATAGGTGAAAATAATGCCGAATACAAAGTTTGATTCAAAAAGTTTCAATGCGGAAGCATTCAAGTACATGGTGGGGCGTGTTCCCAACCTGAAGATGAACGAGATCAAGAAGTCAAAGGCACTTGCCGGAAACCCTGACATCCGTGATGCATTTTCTTCACAGAACGGCACGGGTTACGCAAGAATTGCTATGCGTGGACTTCTTGAAGGTGATGCAGTCAACTATGACGGTCAGACCGACATCACCGCAAGCAGCACAAAGACCTTTGAACAGGGTGTTGTTGTGGTTGGTCGTGCAAAGGGTTTTGTTGAGCGTGATTTCAGCTATGACATCACAGGTGGCGTTGACTTCATGCAGAATATCGCTGATCAGGTTGCCGAATACAAGGACGGTCTTGATCAGGACACAATCCTTGCAGTTCTGAAGGGTATCTTCAGCATGAGCGGTGATACAAAGTCCGTTGAGTTTGTACAGAAGCACACCCTTGACATTACCGGGGAAACCACCAAGACAGTTGGTGCAACTACCCTGAACACAGCAACAAACAAGGCGTGTGGTGCAAACAAGAAGAAGTTCGCCCTTGTTTTCATGCATTCCGATGTTTCCACCGGGCTTGAAAACCTGAACCTTCTTGAACATCTGAAGTACACCGACAAAGACGGTGTTCAGCGTGATCTTGACCTTGGAACATGGAACGGAAAGTTGGTTGTCATTGATGACGAAATGCCGACTTTTGAAACCCCCAACGCATATGCAAAGACTTCTGATGTTGCACTTGTTGCCGGAAAGACCTACTACACAAGAAGCGGTTCTTCCCCTAACTATGTTTACACCCCTGTTGCAGAGCCGGATGTTTCTGACATTGGCACATACTATGAAGGAACATCCTTTGATACCAACTACATCACATATGTACTTGGTATGGGCGTGATCAGTTTTGAGGACATCGGCGCAAAAGTTCCTTATGAAATGGCAAGGGATGCAAAGCACAACGGCGGTGAAGATACACTGTATGTTCGTCAGCGTAAAGTGTTCGCACCTTTTGGCATTTCTTATGAAAAAGTCAGTCAGGCAACAAATTCACCTACTGATGCGGAACTTGAAAACGGTGCTAACTGGGTTCTTGTGCATACTGGTGAACAGAATGCTGCTGATCGCAGCTACATCAATCACAAGGCAATCGCTATTGCAAGGATCATTTCAAGAGGTTAAGCCGGGAAAGGTTGGGTGAATGCAATGACATTTGATGTGGAAAGCGTGAAAGCCCGTCTTGCTTCACTTGGTTACACGGTCAAGGATGCTGATGAAGCGTCCTTGACCTTTGTTGTTGGCAAAGTCAGAAGCACGATCAAAAATGAAATTAACTGGGTAGAAGTTCCTGAAGGACTTGTTCATATTGCTATTGACATGGCTTGTGGTGAGTTCCTGAACGGAAAGATGACATTTGCACCCGATGACCTATCGGGATTTGACCTTGATGCAGCAGTGAAACAGATTCAGACAGGGGACACCAACACGGTTTTTGCAATCGGTGACGGTTCAAAGACCCCTGAACAAAGGTTGACCACCTTCATCAACTATCTTCTATCCTATGGAAAGGACGAATTTAATTCGTTTAGGCGTTTAAGATGGTAACAAGTAACACCGTACAGAAAGCCCGTGCAAGGGCAAGGGCTGCATTTGAAGCAGCACATTATGACGGATTATGCACCGTCACGGAGCGTCAAGAAGTAACGGATGAAAGGTCACACCTGACAACGCATAGGGATGTGGTTGTCATTCAGGATCAGGCTTGTCACCTGTCCTTTGAAACAATAACGGCTGCAAATCAAAGCGGATCAGCAGCAGAGATCACGCAAATCACAAAATTGTTTATTGCACCTGATGTCACAATCAAACCGGGTTCAAAGATCACGGTGGTTCAATCAGGGACAACCGGGGATTATACACATAGCGGTGTTCCGGCAGTCTATGACACCCACCAAGAAATCATTCTTGAACTGTTTGAACGGTGGTCATAATGGGAAAGTATGGAAACCTGAACATCAGGGAATTGAAAAAGTTTCAGGAAGAATTGCAGAAGTTGCAAGACCCTGATGCCTTTGTGGAAGCGTGTGCAAAAGAACTTGCTGCAAGGCTGCTTGCAAAGGTCATCAAAAGAACGCCTGTCGGGGAATACCCGTCAGGATCAGGCAAAAAGGGCGGTACACTTCGGAGAGGTTGGACGGGTCAGAAAAGAGTTGATGCAGCCAACTATGCGGAATCATTGAAGGTGAATCATTTTGGTGGCACATATGTCATTGAGATTGTGAACCCGGTTGAATATGCTGCATATGTGGAATACGGGCATAGAACCCCGAACCATAAAGGTTGGGTCAAAGGTCAATTCATGATGACGATTTCAGAAAACGAACTTCGGAGCATTGCCCCCCAAGTGCTTGAAAGAAAGATCAAGAAATATCTGCAAGGGGTGATGAAGTGATGTTGAATCAGATCATAGAAGCAATCAGCACGGCAATATTTGCTGAATTTGGTGAAGGTTACAAGTGTTATATGGAATCTATCGAACAGGGGCTTGAAGAACCCTGTTTTTTCGTTCAATGCTTGAACCCTTCGCATGAACTGTTTCTGAATCGGCGTTATTTCAGGCAAAACCATTTTGTGATCCAGTATTTCCCGAAGGATCACGATTATCACCGGGAATGTCATGATGTGGCTGAACGGCTTTATGGTTGCCTTGAATATATAACGCTTTATGATGCGGATGCTGAAGCAGACGAATCAAAACCTATCAGGGGCGGTGAAATGCACTTTGAAATTGCAAACGGCGTGTTGAATTTCATGGTTGATTATAACTGCTTCATGAACAAAGCAGAAAGCAATGATGCAATGGAAACAATGGAATCCGTAACGATCCCAACAGAATGACAGAAAGGAACGGTGAAAAATGGCTGCAAAAAAATCAGTTGAAAAGCCTGATGCAGTTGTTGAGGAAGTCAAGGAATTAAGGTTCACAAAAGAACAGTTCCTTGCATCCGAACAGTATCAGGAAAGAAGGGATGCGGTGAATGCCCTTTTGGATGATTCCAAAGAATACACCAAGGAAGAAGTTGAAACAATAATCCAGTCCTTCATGACTGGTGAAGAAAGGAAAGGTGAATAAATATGGCATTAGGTGGTGGTAGTTGGTCAGTACAGAACAAAGAACTTCCCGGCGCATACATCAATTTTGTCAGTGCTGCAAGTGCATCCGCTGCACTTTCTGACAGAGGTATTGCGACAATGCCCCTTGAACTTGATTGGGGTGCAACGGATGAAGTCTTTGAACTGACAAATGAAGATTTTCAGAAGAACAGTCTGAAGATCCTTGGGTATTCGTATGATGATCCCAAACTGAAAGGACTTCGTGATCTGTTCCTTGGTGCAAAGACTGCATACATTTACCGTCTGAACGGCGGTGGTGCTAAAGCAGCAAACACCTTTGCAACTGCAAAATATGCCGGAACAAGGGGCAACGACATCAAGATCAAGATTGCTGCAAATGTGGATGACAGTGACAAGTTCGATGTCACCACTATTCTTGGAACGGTAACGGTTGACGAACAGAAGGGCGTTGTGGATGCAGCCGGACTTGTCAACAATGATTTTGTTGACTTCAAACCCGATGCAACACTTGCCGTCACCGCTGCAACACCTTTGACGGGTGGAACAAATGCAACCGTGACAGGGACGAATCATCAGGCATATCTCGACAAGATCGAATCCTATACCTACAACACCATGGGCGTTGTAACCATTGAAGCAACGATCAAGGCACTTTATACTGCATTCGTGAAAAGACTTCGTGACGATATGGGTATCAAGTTCCAGTTGGTACTTTACAAGTACACAACTCCTGACTACATGGGTGTGATTTCCGTTGAAAATGCGGTCACAGACACAGGTGCAACGGGTGCTGAACTTGTTTATTGGGTAACTGGTCAGGAAGCCGGATGTGAAGTCAACAAGTCGGTTCAGAATAAGAAGTATAACGGCGAATACACTGTTGATGTGAACTACACACAGACACAGTTGAAAGCTGCAATCAAAGCCGGGAAGTTCATGCTTCATCAGGTCAATGCGGATGTCCGTGTATTAGAGGACATCAACACAATGGTCACAACCACTGATGATTGTGGGGATGTTTTCAAGGACAATCAGACAATCCGTGTGATTGATCAGATCGGAAACGATGATGCGGTTCTTTTCAACACCAAGTATCTTGGAGTTGTACCGAACAATGCATCCGGGCGCACATCCCTTTGGTCTGACCTTGTGAAACTTCGTCAGCAGCTTCAGGATTTGGGAGCGATTGAGAACTTCGCAGATTCCGATGTGACCATTGAACAGGGTGACACGAAAAAGGCGGTTCTTGTCAATTCTGTCATCACGGTTGTCAATGCAATGTCGAAGTTGTATATGACCGTTGTTGTTCAGTAAAGGAAAGGGGTGAATGAAGATGTCAAATGTTATGATGAAAGCCCGTGATACCATTGCAGCAAAACTTGCTGAATGCTATATCACGATTGGCACACGCAGATACAATTTCATGCAGATGATCGACATGGAAGTCAAGGTTGAAAAGACCAAGGCGAGTGTTCCCCGTTTGGGTGCAATCATGGTTGGTCATAAGTCATGCGGTATGGAAGGAACTTTCAGCGGAACGGCGCACTATAATCAGTCGGTTATGCGTCAGGCGTTACTTGACTACAAGAACACCGGGGCTGATGTGTATTTTGAAATGCAGATCACGAACGATGATCCGACTTCGGATGCCGGAAGGCAGACATTGATCTTTTATGACTGCAATACTGACGGCGGTATTCTGTCAAAGTTCGATGCTGACGGCGAATATCTTGATGAAGAGATCGAAGGCACTTTTGAGGACTTTTCAATGCCTGAATCCTTCAGCAATCTGACCGGGTTTCTTACCAACTGATGCAAATGGTAAAAAGCCCCTTGTGTGACTGTCATATGCGGTCATATGAGGGGCTTTTTCTATAACAACGAACAACAGAAAGGAATAAAAGGCTATGTCAAAATTTACTGCATTTATGAAACAGAACAAGGTGCAGAAGGAAAATGCAAAGTATGCACCTACTACGACCCTAAAGAATGAAAAGGGTGAATCCCTTTTGTGGGAGTTCAGACACATCACATCCAAGGAAAATGAACAGTTGCGTGATTCTTGCACCGTTGAAGTTCAGGTGACGGGCAAGCCTAACCTGTTCAGACCTAAAACTGACACGGCAAAATACATTGCAAAGATGATTGTTGCTGCAACGGTCTTTCCTGATCTTTATGATTCCGAACTTCAGGATTCATACGGCGTGAAAACACCTGAAGATTTGCTATATGCAATGGTGGATGATGCCGGAGAATATCAGGAATTTACACTTTGGATGCAGCGTTTTCAGGGTTTCACAAAAAGCCTTGAAGATAAGGTTGAAGAAGCAAAAAACTAATTGATGAAGGGGATGCGGAAAGCAATTATGCCTATTATGCACTGCTGAAATTCCACATCTTACCTTCACAATTTGCATCTATGGATGAACAGGAAAAGGCTTTTGTCATTGCATCAATTAAACTGAAGATTGAAGCAGATAAGAAAGCCAAGAAAGAAGCAGAAAGAAAAGGCAAAAAACATTAGAAAGGGAGTGAAAAGCGGTGAGCGGAATCCAAACAGGAATTGAATTGAATGACCAGTTTTCAAGTGTGATCTATGGGATCATCAGTGCGGTCAACATTGCGGTCAGCAGTATGGAATCCATGCAGAACACCATGAATGCGGATGTTGACACATCCGGGATTGAAGGTGTCCGGGAATCCTTGAATGAAGCGACTGTTGCAATGGATCAGTTCAATGCTGCAATGGCAAGACAGAATGCACCTGATGCATTAGCACCGCAAGTTGCCCCCGGTGGTCAGGAAGTCATCAATGTTGAAATTGAACCGATCATTCCTGATCCATTGGTGGAAAATCCTGATCCGATACCCATTGAAGTTCTACCGAATGCACCGCCTGATCCCGTTGACCTTCCTGTAACTTGGAATGTTGACAATATGGCTGATGTGTTTACCGGAACGGGGATTGACAGATTCCGTCAGGAAGTTTCAAGTGCTGAATCTATGCTTCAGCAGTTGAACGCAACACAGGATGCCGTTGCAAAACAAGCATGGAACACAAACATCTTTCCACCGCAAGCAGCGCAAGATTTGAACAGTTTAGCAGTCAGGATTGACATGATCCGTGACCGCATCAATCAGATCACATCCAACCCCATGAATGTTGGAACGGATGAAGCGAATGCCGGACTGGAAGAATTAAGATCACAATTAGCAGATGCACTTTCAGCGCAAGACGATCTGAACAGAGCCGTTCAGAACATGGATGTTGAAAGGGCAAACGCTGCATATCTGAACTTGTCCCGGACGGTTGGAAACACCGAACGCTATATCAGGGACAATGTGAATGAACAAGGTCAGTTCAACAGTGCGATTGAAGAAGGAAACGCAATGGCTGACCAGTTAACACGGACAATAAAAGGGGCGGTTGGTGCATATCTTTCTATTGCAACAATCGGAAAAGCCCTTAATATATCGGACGAACTGACAACCACAACCGCAAGACTTGACATGATGAATGATGGCTTGCAGTCAACGGAAGAACTGACAAACATGGTCTATGCAGCAGCACAAGACGCAAGGGGTTCTTTCGGTGATATGGCTGATGTGGTTGCCCGTTTTGGTAACAACGCAAAGGATGCATTCAGTTCAAGTGAAGAAGTGGTTGCATTTGCTGATTTGGTACAGAAGCAGATGACCATTGCCGGAGCCGGAACAACAGAAGCGTCAAATGCAATGCTTCAGTTATCACAAGCACTTGGTTCAGGTGTATTGCGTGGTGATGAATTAAATTCAATCTTTGAACAAGCACCGAATTTGATTCAGAGCATTGCAGACTACCTTGATGTTCCTATCGGTACGATCAGGGAAATGGCTTCTGAAGGTGAATTGACCGCCGATATTGTAAAAGCTGCAATCTTTGCATCAGCGGATGACATCAATGCAAAGTTTAATGAAATGCCCCAAACATGGGGGCAGATTTGGCAAGGAATGCAGAACACCGCACTTGTCGCATTCAGACCTGTTCTTCAGCGTTTGAACGATATAGCAAACAGTGAAGCATTTCAAACCTTTGTCAATGGTGCGATTGAAGCAATGGCGATTCTTGCCGGGGTGCTTTTAGACATCTTTGATATGGTCGGTCAGGTCGGTCAGGTGATTGCTGATAACTGGTCATGGATCAGTCCAATCATTTATGGTGTCATTGCAGCACTTGCAGTCTATGCAACTTACCTTGGCATTGTAAAAGGAATTGAACTTGCATCGGCAGCGGCAGCCGGAATCATGGCAGTGGGAAAAGGTCTTGTTGCAGCAGCAACGATGATTGCAACAGGTGCAACATGGGCGCAGACAACCGCACAAATGGGGTTGAATGCTGCAATGTATGCTTGCCCTATTGTTTGGATCATTGCCCTGATCATTGCGGTCATTGCGATCATTTTTGCAGTGGCAACCGCTATTGCAAAACTAACGGGCGTTGCAAATTCAGGCTTTGGCGTGATTTGTGGCGGTATTTCCGTTGTGGGTGCTTTCTTCAAGAATTTAGGATTGTCGATTGCGAACATTGCCCTTGGAATTGGTAACGCAATCGCAGCCCTTGGTTCAAACATCATGACGGCATTTCACAATGCAATTTGCAGTGTTCAATCATGGTGGTATGACCTGTTGGCAACTGCATTATCAGTTGTTGAAGGTATATGCGAAGCCTTGAACAAGTTGCCATTCGTGGAATTTGACTATTCCGGGATCACGGCAGCAGCAGATGATTATGCAGCCAAAGCAGCAGAAGCAGCCGGAAACAAGGAAGATTATGCGTCAATCGGTGATGCTTTCAATGAAGGCTTCAGCACATTTGACACTTTCCAAGATGGTTGGGCTTCAGATGCGTTTGCTTCGGGTGCTGCATGGGGTGATGGTGTTGCAGACGGTCTTTCCGATGCATTAAGCGGATTCATGGACGGTCTTGCGGTTGACATTCCGGGCACCGGGGATTATACGGACGGCTTCAGCAACGCAATAGCAAATTCAGGTATGGGTGACAATTTATCTGATATTGCCGGGGACACTGGAAACATTTCAGATTCCCTTGACATCACATCCGAAGATTTGAAGTATTTGCGTGACATTGCTGAACAGGATGCAATCAACAGATTCACCACCGCTGAAATCAGCATTGAACAAAACAACACGAATCAGATCAGCAACGGCATGGATTTGGACGGTGTTGTTTCAGGTCTTACCGATGCAGTGAATGAAGCGGTTGATATTATGACGGAAGGGGTGCATGAGTAATGGCAAAAGCCGGATATGATTTTTATATGGATAAATGTTTGTTACCTGTCACCCCTGACAAGTTGACAACCAAGATCAGCAACGGAAACAAAACCGTGATCCTGATCAATGACGGGGAAATCAATTTGTTAAAGACCGCAAAATTGACGGATATTGAATTTGAATGTGACATACCACAGATCAAACAACCGTATGCGGTCTATCCGTCAGGGTTCAAGGGTGCAAGCTACTTTTTAGAACTGTTTCAGGAATTGAAAACCAGTCAAAAACCCTTCCAGTTCATTGTTTGCAGAAAAGCCCCGAACGGCAAAAAGTTCTTCAACACAAACATGAAGGTATCCTTGGAAGATTACAAAATCACAGAGGATGCAAAGGAAGGGTTTGACCTTCGGGTCAAAATCAAATTAAAGCAGTATCGGGATTATGGAACAAAGACGGTCAGCATTCAGATTCAGGCAAAGAAACCAACGGCAAGCCCTGAACCGAAAAGGGAAACCAACAATGCACCAACACCGACTGCAAATCAGACATATACGGTTGTCAAAGGTGATTGCCTTTGGAATATTGCAAAGAAGTTTTATGGTAACGGTTCAAAATACACCGTGATCTACAATGCAAACAAAGGTGTCATTGGTGGCAATCCAAACTTGATCTATCCGGGACAGGTTTTGACGATCCCGGCAGCATAAAAGAAAGGGGGTGTGTTCAATGAATGTTGAACTGCTAATCGGCAGCAGTGACGGCAAAAAAGTCT